CACTATATCCAAAAGGAATGTTGCTATGGAACTTACGTAGAAGTGGCGGTAACGTTAAGAAGTACAACAACAACTACATTGACTTAACAGCTGATAACACACGCTTTGGTGACGAAGCGATGACAGGTTATGCTACAGACAGATGGTCAACACAATCAGGCAACCAAGAAGATGGTAGCGGATCATTTGGTAGACATGCACAGCGTATGGTAGTTGTACAAGCACTTAAATCAGCAATTGATACAAGCTCAGAAATTAGAGATGAAGAAACAAGAAACTTTAACTTAATTTCATGTCCTGGATACACAGAAACAATGAGCAATCTTGTTAACTTAAACATTGACAGAGGCTTAACAGCATTTGTTATTGGTGACACACCATTAAGATTAGCAGCAGATGCAACTTCATTGTTAGCATACGGATCAAACAGTGCATTAGTTGTTGACAATAACGACAACGGACTTGTAACATACGATGAATACTTAGGTGCGTTTTATCCAAATGGATTTACAACTGACTTAGGTGGCGCAAACGCAGTTGTTCCAGCATCACACATGATGATGAGAACTATTGCACTAAGTGACCAAGTATCGTTTCCATGGTTTGCTCCAGCAGGAACAAGACGTGGTGGAATTAGCAACGCTACATCAGTAGGATATATTGATTCAGCAACAGGCGAATTCCAAACAGTTGCACTTAATGAAGGTCAAAGAGATACACTGTACGGATTAAAAATTAATCCAATTACATTCTTTAACGGTGTAGGACTTGTAAACTACGGTCAAAAAACTAGAGCAAGAAATGCAAGTGCTTTAGATAGAATTAACGTAGCACGTTTAGTTGTGTACTTAAGATCACAACTTAATAAACTTGCAAGACCATATATCTTTGAACCAAATGATAAGATCACGAGGGACGAAGTTAAACAAGCAGTTGAGTCATTATTACTCGAGCTTGTAGGCTTAAGAGCTTTATACGACTTTGCAGTTGTGTGTGATGAAACTAACAACACGCCAGCAAGAGTTGACAGAAATGAACTTTATGTTGACATTGCTATCGAACCGATTAAGGCGATTGAGTTTATTTACATTCCATTGCGTGTCAAGAACACAGGAGAAATATAATGCCTATTACATCACTTAACAACTTTGGAGTACCAACAGACGCAGGCAACCAAGTGCTCTTGATGCCTAAACTAAAATATCGCTTTAGGGTGACACTTTTAGGATTTGGAGTTAGTGCTGCAACAGAACTTACTAAACAGGTTGTAGATGTTTCAAGACCAAAAGTAGGTTTTGAAGAAATGCAGTTAGACGTGTACAACTCAAAGGTATTCTTAGCAGGTAAGTATACTTTTGAAACACTAACATTAAACTTACGTGACGATGCTAGTGGCTTTGTACAGAAACTAGTCGGCCAACAGGTCCAGAAGCAGTTCGACTTTGTTGAACAAGCATCTGCTAGATCAGGTATTGACTACAAATTCTCAACTAAAATTGAAGTACTAGACGGTGGTAACGGTGCTAGTGAAAACGGAGTAAGCGTATTAGAAACAGCAAACATGTATGGTTGTTTCCTAACTAACGTAGACTACGGTGACGCTAACTACGCTACTAACGAAGCTATGCAAGTTGCACTTACTATACGTTTTGATAACATGGTACAGTGGGGCGCAGGCGAGCAAGGCGTTGGCGTTGGTATTGGCGCAAACGTTGGCAGAACAATTGGTGAATCTACTACAGGTTCTTCAGGCGCTCAAGGCTAAGAGATTTTACAATCAAGTAGAAGAAGCCCGGTTTATTTTCCGGGCTTTTTTTATGGCTAAATAATAGTATGGCAAATAAATTCACAAGATTCTTAGGCGATTTCGCAACAGGACTTACCCAACCTAAAGGTATTATGGGTAACTATACTCATGCCACAAGACTGTTCATTGATAACACAATGCGTCTTGCACCTAAGACTAAATTTAATTATTACGTTAGATTTGAAATGGATCCTATAGCAGTTAAGGCTGCTCACTTCAAAAGCAAACATGCTGAAGAAACAGGACTGTTAGTTAAAGGAGTAGACTTACCTAAGTTTACTTTCCAAATGGATACACTAAACCAGTATAATAAAAAGCATAACGTATATAAACGAATTCAATATGATCCTGTGCAGTTTACTATGCACGATGATAACCAAGGTGTTATAAGTGCTATGTGGGCTTTATACTATGGATACTACATTGCAGATAGATCTAATCCTACAGCAGCGTTTGATAGAGATCAATATAGAAATAAAGAAACAGGCAATTATGCATTTGGTTTTGATAACGGATCTACTGCGGACTTCTTTAAATCTGTTACTATCTTTACAATGGGACGTAGACGCTTTGTTGGCTACACACTAGTTAATCCAAAAATACAACAGTGGACAGCAGGTGGTATGGAAATGGCAGCAGGTTCTGAAACTGCTGAAAGCACAATGTCATTACAATACGAAGCAGTGCAATACACAGCAGGAACAGTCAGTCAAGGTTCGCCCAAAGGCTTTGCAAACTTACACTACGATACAGTTTCATCTCCACTAGGTATAGCAGGAGGAGGAACAGGATTACTACTAGGAGAAGGCGGCGTACTTGACGGACTCGAAGCAGTGTTTGGTGCTGTTGGTAACGGTAGTGCATTTGATAGTCCTAAGTCATTTTTAGGTACAGCAATTGCCGCAGTTAACACATATAAAAATATTAGAGGATTAAGTAAAGAATCTATTATTAATGAAGGTGTTAATATTTTAACAAGCCCAGGTGGCATACAACAAATTTCAAATACAATATCAGGTGCAGCAGGAATATTCTTTCCGAAGAATGATGCAGCCAACGGAACTACTACTGCAAAGAAAAAAGTAACACGTGGCGGCACCGGCGTAGGAAGACAGGATATAGGAACATAACATGCCTACTAATTTACCAGCAAAGGAAATACAAGATAGTGCAGCACGTACTAGACTTTACTTTGACCAATACGGTAAAGAACCTTTAGAATATAATGCTGTTGACTATGATGCAGCAATTGGATTTTTTAAATTAAAAGGTTTCGACGATAGTGCAGCATCAGTTGTTGCATCAGCATTATTAAAACAGGCAAAGTTAGAAAACATGCCTATAACAAAAGTGTTAGATGATATTACAGGTTTAGAACAATTACAAATCAGTGCTTTGGTTGCTGAAATTCTAAATAATAATAGACCATCAACTTCAACACTAGGCTATCGTACACCGGTAGAAGATGTCTCAAAACAACGTAATGTGAGTGCTTAACATGCCCAAGTTTGCTCAAGGCAAGTTTGAAATGAAAAACCCCAGTAAGTATATTGGTAATAAAACACCAATGGCTCGTTCAAGTTGGGAAACTGTTTTTATGAGAATGTTAGATGAGCACCAAGGTGTTGCAAAGTGGGCAAGTGAAAGTATTCAAATACCTTATAGAAGTCCATTAACAGGCAAACATACAATTTACGTACCTGACTTCTTTATTGTTTACGCAGATAAAAAAGGTAAGCAACATGCAGAAGTAATAGAAGTTAAACCTAAAAATCAAACCATGAGAGAAAATGTTGGCAAAAGTAGATACAATCAAGAACAGTATGTGCTTAATATGGCAAAATGGGAAGCAGCTACAGCATGGTGTAAGCAAAAAGGAGTACGTTTTAGAGTTGTAACTGAAGAAGATATTTTTCACACCGGACCGAAACGAAGATAAGTAATAATATGACAAAGAAATTAGAGGAACTTTTTAATTTGGAAGAACAGGACAAAGAGCCTAAAATCGAAGAGCCAACAGAGGTTGAAACTTCGGTAGTTAAGGCTGAAGAAATGGAAGCCGAAATAAAAAGTGTAGATCAAAGTTATCAAGCAATCCAAAACATTACTAAGGATTTACCCGCAGTAAAAGAATTGGATACTCTAGGTGAATCAGACCTAGATCACTTAGCTGATAAAGCTGAGAAAGCATATGATGATCTTATGGATTTGGGTATGAATGTAGAGGTACGCTACAGTGGACGTATTTTTGAAGTTGCTGGAAGTATGCTTAAGAATGCAGTAGATGCTAAATCTGCTAAAATTGACAAAAAGTTAAAAGCAGTTGATTTGCAGATGAGAAAACTTAAACTTGACCAAGATTCACCCGAAGATCCCAATGAAATTGTTAATGGATCTGGGTATGTTATGCTAGATCGTAACGAACTTATGAAGAAATTAGGCGGAAAGGAATAAATACTAGTATGAAAACGTTCAATGAATATTTGACAGAAAGCAAGAAAGTATACAGCTTCAACGTAAAAGTAGCAGGCGAAGTTCCTGAAGGCTTTTGCGATAGACTAAAGGCCTGCATGGCTTCTAGAGAAGTAGTAACTTGCGAGGAAATGAATAAGACACCAGTTACGGAAGTTCCTTTGGATTTTCCAGAGTTGTCTAATATGGAAGTAACTACATTTAATCTTGTTACAAACTATCCTATTACTCCATTAGAAGTACATAAGGCATGTTGTGAAGATTGTGGTTGCGCAGCAGAACATTGTAAAGTAAGAAACAGTGCCAACCCAACTGAAGAGTATCAAGTTAATGATGACAAAAGAGAAGGCGCACTATTACACGACAACGAATATAAAGAAGCAGGCAAAGTCAAATACAAAGACTACTTTGGTGATGAGTTTAACAAATCATTTTTGAAAGACTTATCTAAAACTGCTAAAGAACGTAAAAAGGAATTAGGACACGACAAACTAAAAGCAGACGTTTTTGCAGATGTTCCTAAGATTAAAACTGACAAAGCGGGTGCTAAGAGCCCTGTAGGGAGTAAATAATGAACTTTAATGAACTTATGCAAAGAATGCGTGAGCTTGATACAACTGATGCACCTGTTACAGAGATGCCAGTTCCAATGCCACAGGCTCCAATGACAGCACCAGAAGGTAAAGACAAAGCAAGAATGAATGTTAACATCAGTGCTGAAGGTGATGCTATCGAAGACGTATTAAAATTAATGACAAAGGTTAATCCAGATATGATTAACCAACCTGAAAAACCAGAAATGCCTGATATGCCAGACATGACTATTGCTATGCCAAAGCCAATCAACAAATTGATTCCAGACTTTGATGGCGATAATGATGACAAGCCAGGCGGTGATATGGATATGGACATGGACAAAGATGACCATGATGCAGATCACGATATGATCAAAGGTTTAGACAAAGACGACGATGGCGACCACGACATGGACGACCACGACGCAGAGAAAAAAGATAAAGAAGAAGCATATGCTAATGAGCCTGATGAAGACCACAGAGACATTGACTATATGCAAAACAAATTAGCAGGTGGAATGAACCGTCCTAAAGGTAC